AAAAATGGCGACTCCTCAATTATCTCCTGGTGTATTAATCAGGGAAGTTGATTTAACAGTAGGAAGAGTTGACAACATTGTAGATAACATTGGAGCTATTGCTGGACCTTTTGTAAAGGGACCAGTAGAAGATCCTGTTACTATTGAAACAGAAGAAGAACTTATTGAAGTATTTGGAAAGCCATCTGGAACAGATGGTCAGTATGAGTACTGGATGACTGCATCATCATTCCTTTCTTACGGCGGAATTCTTAAGGTCGTAAGAACCGATGGTGATACAATCGTAAACTCAAGCACAAGAACGCAATCCACTGGCGAAGCAATTGATTTATCAGTTACTTCTGGTGCTGCTGATAACGCAAGAACTTATGTTTCCCAATCATTCACATTGGGTCAAATTTCTGCTGGAAGTTCAACTGGATTTGGATATACCACAAGTTCCTCAGGAAGTGGATTAATCATTACAGTTGGTCTTGGAACAACTGGATCTGTAACCTCACTTTCAGTTGTAAACCCAGGTTCTGGTTATGTAAATTCAGAAGAAATTTATATTAATGATATTCTTTTTGGAAATCCAGCAGGTGACACTCCAGTTGTAATTACAATCGGAAATGTTACAGCGGATTCTGAACCATTTGTAACTGCGGATGATACCTTAAAGATTAAGAACCTGAATGATTATTCAGGAACAGCAGAAGATGTAGTTCCATACATTTTTGCTGGAAAGAACCCAGGAACTTGGTCAAACGGACTTGCAATTGCAATCATCGATGACAAAGCAGACCAAATTATTGAAGTTGGAACTACTGCATCTGCTGCAATTCAAGTTGGATATGCCGTAACAGTAACTCTTGATCAAGTAAGAAGACCAGTAAGAAGAACTGGAAGAAACGATGAGGGTGGTGGATTCTTCACCGAAGATGGATATCTTAAGGGAATTGTAACTGGAGTTGATGCAGCTGCAGGAACAGTTGATGTAAGAGTTGTATCAAAAGTTTCAGCAGCTGGTGCTGAAGAAGCTATTGAATACAAGAATAGATCAAGACATGCATCATTTAAACCAAATACTCAATTAGTATTTACTAATAACTCTGGTGTTGGTGTTGCAACAGTTTCTATCCTCCAAGGAAATCAAATCAAAGACTGGTATAACGAGCAAGTTGTAACTCTTGAAACTGGAAATGTTCTTTGGAAGTCAATTGCTTCTAAGCCATCTACAACTCAGTGGGTTGCAGATAGAAAGGGAAGAAATGATGCTTTACACATTGCACTCTTTGACGATCTTGGATCAATCACGGGAATCAAGGGAAATCTTGTTGAGAAGCATACTTTCCTCTCCAAAGCATTAGATGCAGTTTCTGCAATTAATTCTCCCCAAAGAATTTTCTGGAAAGATTTTATTGCTCAGTACTCCAAGTATATCTTTGTTGGAGATAACCCTTCAGACATCTCAAATAATGAAAAAGTCTATGCTTCTGGATTCTATCCAAGCACAGATGGAACATTTGTTGGAGGTTTAACCCCAATTAGCCAAGCAGATGGTCTCTGGAACCAACCTGGAAGAGAAAGAACATTCTCTGTTTATGGAACTAAGGTATTCAGACTGTCTGGTGGTAAAGATTACACCCCAGTTATTGCACCTACAACAGCAGGAGCAGCAACACCAGAAGCAGCGGCAGTTATTGCTGCCAGTGCTAGTGCATCATCCGTAACAGTTGCTACAACAACTACTACTGGAAGCCTCAAGGCAACTCTTGGAGAACTTCTTAATGCATACGATCTCTTCGTAGATCCAGATGAAATTGCAGTTGACTATCTGTTAATGGGACCAGGACTTGAAGATAAACTTGAGTCTCAAGCAAAAGCACAAAACTTGATTGCTATTGCAGAAGATAGAAAAGATTGCATTGCTTGCATTTCTCCACATAGAGCGGATGTTCTTGGTGATGGTCTGAGCTTCTTGAGCACAGATGACATCACAGACAACATTGTTGAATTCTTCAGCACACTTGCTTCTTCTTCTTACGCAGTATTTGATTCTGGTTATAAGTATACTTATGACAGATTCAATAATGCCTTCAGATATATCCCATGTAATGGTGATATTGCAGGTTTGATGGTAAGAACTTCAGTTGAGTCATATCCATGGTTCTCTCCTGCTGGTCAGCAAAGAGGAATTCTGAACAATGCTGTTAAACTTGCATATAATCCAAATAAGGCACAAAGAGACAGACTCTACGTTGCAAGAGTAAATCCAGTTATTACCCAAAGTGGTCTGGGAACACTCTTGTTCGGAGATAAGACTGCTCTCGGATATGCATCAGCATTTGATAGAATTAACGTTCGTAGACTCTTCTTGTACGTTGAACAGGCACTTAAGTCTCTTGCAGATGCACAACTCTTTGAATTAAATGATGATATTACAAGAGCAAACTTTACTGCTGTTGTTGATCCTTTCCTTGCAGAAATTCAAGCAAAGAGAGGTCTCTATGGTTATCAAATCATTTGTAATGAAACAAATAATACTCCAGAAGTTATTGACAATAATGAATTTAGGGCTGATATTTTCCTGAAGCCAACTAAATCTATTAACTATGTAACATTGACCTTCGTTGCAACAAGAACTGGAGTAAGTTTCGGTGAAGTTGCTGGAACTGTTTAATGAATAAATTGAACTAATAATAACAACAACGGAGGACACAAAAAATGGCAAGCGCATTTAATGCCACAGACAATAGACCAAGACTAAAGAATATTACGGACTTTAAAAATAAGCTCCGTGGTGGTGGTGCTAGACCCAACTTATTTGAGGTAGCAATTCCTGCTTTCCCAACAAATATTGCACAATATTGGACTAATTCAGACCAAGATGACTTCAGATTCCTCTGTAAGTCAGCTGCTTTACCAGCATCAAACGTTGCACCAATCGATGTTCCTTTTAGAGGTCGCATCATGAAGGTTGCTGGTGATAGAACATTCGATACTTGGACAGTTACCATCATCAATGATGAGGACTTCAACCTCAGACATGCGTTTGAACAGTGGATGAACCACATTTCCAAATTGGATAATGCTTCTGGTGCTGTCAATCCTCAGTCCTACATGACTGATGCGATTGTATGGCAACTTGGAAGATCCAATCAGAGAAACGGTACAAATGTTGTTGATGGAAATGCTGACCTGGAGCAGGCAGCACCTCCATATAACGGAGGAACATTCCAGTCAAGAATCTTGAGAGCATACAAGCTCCATGATATCTTCCCAACAAATGTATCTCAGATTGATCTTTCATATGATACAGGAGATACAATTGAAGAGTTCACCGTAGAGTTCCAGGTCAACTGGTTTGAAATTGATGACCAAGAATCTGGTGAAGTTTCAGGATCTCAGGCTCCTAATAATAACGTCATCTGATTTAACTACATAAATAATAGAAAATACCGTTTATTTTTAATAATGACTAAATTGTTCGGATTTTCTATTGACGACGAAGATAAGTTACCAAAGTCGGCTCTATCCCCCATCCCCATGAATCATGAGGATGGGGTTGACCACTATTTAACTAGTGGTTTTTTTGGTTCTTATGTTGATATAGAAGGCGTATATAGAAACGAATTTGAACTAATTAAAAAATATCGTGAAATGGCACTTCATCCTGAAGTTGATAGTGCCATTGAAGATATTGTAAATGAAGCAATTGTTTCAGACACAAATGATAGTCCTGTTCAAATAGAACTTTCAAATCTTAATGCTAGTGATGGCATTAAGAAAAAAATTAGAGAAGAGTTTAAACATATTTTATCTTTATTAGATTTTGATAAAAAATGTCATGAAATTTATAGAAATTGGTATATTGATGGAAGAATATTTTATCACAAAGTAATTGATTTAAAGAGTCCTCAGGATGGAATTCAAGAATTGAGATATATCGATTCCATGAAAATTAGATATGTGAGGCAAGAAAAAAAGAAAAAAAATGATGGACAAGGGAATTCATTGATTGCATCGAGATCTGCAGAAGAAGATCCAATGAGTTTCAATTTTCCAGAAATTGAGGAATATTTTTTATACAGTCCAAGAACATCCTATCCAGTTGGGCCAGGAAATCCAGCAAATGTTGGTTCTACTGCTAGATCTGGAATTAAGATTGCAAGAGATGCAATTGCATATTGCACATCAGGATTAGTAGATAGAAATAAAGGAACGACACTTTCTTACCTTAATAAAGCAATTAAATCTCTCAATCAACTTCGCATGATTGAAGATTCTTTGGTAATTTATCGCCTTTCTAGAGCACCAGAACGTCGTATTTTTTATATTGATGTTGGCAATTTGCCAAAAATGAAAGCCGAGCAATATCTCAGAGATGTAATGATGAGATATCGTAATAAAATGGTTTACGATTCAAATACTGGTGAGATTCGTGATGATAAGAAATTTATGGCTATGCTTGAAGATTTTTGGCTTCCTCGTCGTGAAGGAGGTAGAGGAACTGAAATTTCTACTCTTCCAGGTGGTCAAAACCTTGGTGAAATTACAGACATTAAATATTTCCAAGCAAAACTTTATAGATCATTAAATGTTCCTCCCTCAAGAATGGAAGGTGAAGGTGGATTTAATCTAGGAAGATCTTCAGAAATCTTAAGAGATGAACTTAAGTTTACTAAATTTGTTGGTCGTCTCAGAAAAAGATTCTCAAATCTCTTTAATGATCTTTTAAGAACTCAATTAATTCTTAAAAATATTATAACTTCTGAAGATTGGGATATAATGGCAGAGCATATTCAGTATGATTTTCTTTATGATAATCATTTTTCTGA